TCATAGTTCCAATGACTATTAAATACGTACCAATCATATTCTTTGTGTCGCGCTTTATTACCAAAGAACTCTTGCAGGTTTGGTTGATCCCAAGAATTTTTTTGCCAAAGTATGTTTACTTTATTAGGATCAATTGGAACTTTACCTGGAATAGAAGTGCATATCTGTACTTGATCCAATAGTGTTTTTGGAACATGCTTATACAGCATCTCCATTTGTATTTCAGTAGCACCTCTTGGCTGCATTTTTATTTTTTATTCTTTTGTTTTCGCGCCCATTGTAACTTTAGTAACTTTGATTTCAAGGTCTTGTCTAAAGTCATCCACAGTAGTGTTAGTATTGGGGTCAGCAACATCATTATCAAAATCAGTTTTGCTAGCATATACTTTGCCTGTTCTTTTATTTTTAATAATTTCTTTTGCTTCGGCAGGTATTTTAATTAATTCACTCATAGTTGTAACTCACTTGTAATATCTAAATCCCCTACTTTACCTGAAATCCAGGTGTTAAAAGATAAACTTATTCTTACTTGTTTTGTGTTATTTGTCAATACACTGTGTCTTAATTCAGAAGGAAAAATTAATACATCCCCATCAACAACTTTTTGTGTCCAAGTTATTGCATTTAATGGAGTATATTCATCTGAAATAATTTGAAGTCTTTCTCTATCTTTTTTTGCAAAAACAATGCAATCATTTGGTAAAGTATCAAAGTAAAAAACACCAGAAAGAAAAGAGTTTGGATGATCGTGTAAATGATGGTTTTGGTGTTCGTGAGTAAAAATTAACCAAGAGTGTGTAATAAAAATTTTTAATTCTTTATTTTTAGGTTTTATTATTTCTTGAAAATATTTGTTAACTTCTGTTTCTAAAAATTTTTTTAAGTTAAAAAAAGGAGGATCATTTAATACATATTTATTACAGGAAGCATGATTAGAAACTTGTTTGTAACTATTGTTGTATTCTTTTTTTACTTTGTCTATTTCTTCAACTGTAAGCCTACGGTCTATATTGTTTTTATGTAGAACTGTAGGAAATAAAATTATTTTTTCTTCCATTATCTTCCTTGTCTATTATATTTTTTATAACTTCTTTTTTCATTTTTGTTAAGTCTTTTTTTGTGACGACCTGGCCGCTTAGGGGGTTTCGGTCTTGGGACATAATGTACAAATTTTTGTTTAGCCATAATTTTTAATTATAAGAAGTTTTAAAATTTAAACATAAATTAAAAGAAATACTTATTCTGCTTTCATTACTTAAATTTGGTTCAACCATATGTTTAAAGGAACTAGGAAATAATATCAAGTCTCCTTCATTTACATTTACAGAATTGTATTCATTAAACCCCTCAAAAATATTAGCTAACGAAGTACCTTCATGATCTGAATTATAAAAAGATATGTTTCCAGAATTTTTAGGACACTTAACATAATATACTCCAGATAAATCAACTCCGCTTCCTATATGTGTATGCAAGATATTATAATTTAAATTATTATTTTCATTAATCCAAAAAGACCCCATGTCTACTTCTAAATATTTACACTCTTTTCTTAATTTGAAATTTTTTAAATAAATAATTGTATGTTCTCCGATAAATGATTTTAATTCCTTATCCATAGATAAAATTTTAGTTTGAAAACCACCTACATTACTTTTTTGATTTTTATAATTTAATTTTTTTTCTTCTTCTAATTTTTTTAGAATAAAAGAATTTATATTTTCTTTAAGATCGTTTACATGATAAATTTGTGATTTAAATAATGTAGTTAAATCATTAACCATTTTGATCGGATCTATTTATTTCTAGTATTGATATGGTTCCTGACAATACATCTGCAGCATTTGCTTGTATTTTTAAAATATCGCTTTCTTCTAATATCACAGGCCCTAACGCTGCATTATAAGTTTCATTTGAACTTAAACTATTGTGGTTAATTTCATATGTTGTTGAAGCTGAATTATCAGTTACATAAACTTGAACTTGAGTAGTTCCTGATTCATTTGTATATTGAATGTTTTGAACAATAGCTCTTGAATCTGAAGGACAAGTATAAACTGTAGTTAAGCTAGTTGTATTCAAATCAAAGAAAGCATTTTTATAAATATTAGCCATTAATACCTCGCATTAAACCAAGAAACTCTTTCGACTTCTTGTTTTAATTCTTCTTGAAAAGAAGTGTTTAATTGATCTTGAACTGTACGAATAGCCTGAGCTATCTGTCTTTGGTTTTCTTGTCTATATTCAGAAGTAGGTTCGGGAATACCCGCATTAATCTTAGCCATGTAATGCTGCTCCTCTTTCTTTTGATGAGAAGCCTGGAGAAGAAGTCACCTGTCCCCTATTTCTGTCCGGTATACTTTGTCCTTGACCACCGCTTATAGCTCTTTGTGCCATTGCTCTTTCTTGATCAGCCGCTGCTGTTTGCATTTGACGTTCTAAAGTCTGTGCAGCTTTTTGTTCTCGTTTAGCAGATAAGTAATCGGCCATTGTTTTAGATCTGCCAAATAAACTTGATTGAACTTGAGTATTTAAATTTTGTAATGCATTAATTGGGTTTACGTTTTCCGGTAAAAAGGATGCAAGACCAACATAAGGGTTTACAATACCTTTTAATATATTCCCTCTTAAACCATCTAATCCTATTTTTTTAAGTGCATAACTTTTTAATCTATCTTGTATAATGTTACCTGCTATCTCTTTCATAGGTGGTAAGTTTATTCCACCTTCAGGTAATAAATTTAAATTTTGATTTACCATCGGTTGGTCTACAGTTGAGAAAGAAGGTACGTAACCTTCAAATCCAGGTTGAGCCTGTATAGCAGCTATACCAGTTGGATCTTGTGCCATAGCAACATTGTTAGCATAATCTCTTAGAAATATTTCGTCCATTATCCTCTCATACCATCAGGTTGCACATCAGCTCTAAACGTACCAAATCTCCAGTTTTGATCTGTTGAGGTGTTTGCTATTTTTAAACTAGCGAACCTAGACCTAGCACGGGTATCTATCTTATCAGTTGAGCTATTTATTGTAAAGGGTCCTAAAGGCGAAGATGCTGCTCCATCTGCAGGATAGTCTCTTAAATTAATTGTTATTTGAGCATCGCCAGTTAATAATTTAAAATCTGGTACAAATCTTCTCATACTTATAAAGACTTCTCCTTCACCTAAATTAAAATCACCTGATTCAATAAATGCAGGTATTGCCGTTTTAACTCCGGTTGAACTAACTTCGTTATTACCAACTTCATGAGCATAATATATCGAAGCTCCGTTTACATTAGTTACGCCTTGAATGGTTGGAAATGTAGGAGTACCTGTTGCATTAAATTTAGTCGCGTATGGGTTGTCATATAAAGTAGCGTCAAACCAAGAAGTTCTGCCCATAGAACCTGTAGTCCAAACATTTTCTTCATAGTTATAAGATACCACTCTATCAACTTCTTCTGATCCTGATTTAGGGTAGAACCAATTAATCTCACTGTATAAATGATTCAAACCTGCGTAAACAATTTCACCTGCATTATAATTAACACCAAGATTTGCACTTTTATTAGTAAAAACAAAATCTTCAACTAAACAAGGGAGAGCTTTTACAGTACCATCATAAACAAAGAAACCACCTGCTTGACCCATCCACCATACAGCTCCGTTAACATATTTAATTGCATGCTGTCCGATAGCTCCACAATTACTTCCTACTTGTCTAATAGAAAAGGTAAAAGGTGGACCTACAAATTGCATCACATAAGCAGAGGTATCCGTAAGTATTAAAATATAATCTTTTGCTTTTGCGGCTCCAACTATTTTAACACCTGAGTCTAGTCTAAATGTCCCCGCAGTATTAATTGATGTTGGTGTGTAATCTGAAATATCTTCTTGATCAGAAAATCTAATAAACATTTTATCTTGGGTGGATGCGTTACCAATTACAGTTTCGGTGCCAAGAATAATTAAGTGTCTATCTCTTTCAGAGACAATCGACATAACGGATTTTGTCGGAGCACCACTTACAATAGTTGCTCTTGTTGTTAAAGCATTAGGCTCTGAATTAATAGGACTCCATTTAAATGTTTTACCGTTTTTAACAGTTGCAATAAGTATTTGACCAAAATGGTCTAAAGACCAAGACCCAGGATCTAATACAACTGTAGAAGTACTTGATGCTTCACCCCAACCACCTGCTCCCCAAGTATCTGTGCCCCAACCATAACCATAAGTTTGTGATAGTGGACCAACAGTTGCGTAAGGATTTATATCAGCAGAGCCACTTGTAGATGTTGTTGCTGTTGCGGCAGCAGCCATTGTGATTGTAAAAGTATTCGCAGTCGGTGCTGTCACTACTTGAAAAGTATTTGTTTCAAAATCAGCAGTCACATAACCGGCACCAACAGGTGGTGTTACGTTTGTAAATGTAAATAGATCTCCTGCACTCAAACCATGAGATGTATAGTTTACGGTGACCGTTGCTGATGTATCTGTAGTATCGAATGTTGCACCTGTAAGTGCTGTATCTAAAGGAGTGATATCATAAAAAGCACCTTCGTAGTAAATAAATAAACCTTTATTAGTACCTAAAGCCACATACCTTCTACCATCTAAATCAGCCCAAACTAACTGTTCTCTAACGGCACCAACTAAAGTAGAGCTAGTTAGCTGTTCCCAACCACCAATTTTTTCTGGTAAACCATATCTAAATCTAACAAAGTCACCATCTGTCCATTGCCCTGCGGCTCCTGTTTCTGTGACTTGTTTGTTAAATCCTGGTCTTATCTGTACATTTGTTAAAGGCATAAAGTATTATACCACAATTTTTATTTGACTGAAATCTTATCCTTAGAACTATCTGTAGCCTTGTTTTTTATGTCATCTGGAAGTACATGGTTCAATTTAATCAAAGCATCAAACAAAACATTAATGAAAGTCTTAGTGACTTCTTTTTGCATTATTATCTTACCTTTTGTTAAAATAATCCATCTCTCTCTCCAAGAAAAACAAATTTCACCAGTACCGACTTTTTTTTCTACTTTAATATCCATTACCTTTCCGATCCTAAAAATATTTTTTTATCCCATTTATGGTTTGAATAAGGTCCTTCTTGATCAACATAATGCAAAAAAACTTGAGCTGACCAGTCACCTTTAAATTCTTCTCTCCAATGTTTTATCTTACATCCCATATAAATTACACCTTCTCCTGCATTAATGTCTATACCATTACCATCCATAAATATAGGCCACTTTTCTCCTGAACTACCTAAATTTATTGTTACACTTATTTCACAAGAAGGTCTATCTGTGTGAGGTTTTAAAGTTGCATACTTACTGTACATTCTCCAAAAAGCATATGTCGGCCAAAGTTTTTTACCGCAGTGTTTTTCTATCAAAGTTCTTTTTTGTTCTAACAAAGATGTCATTATTGAGTCATTATAAAAACAAGTATCACCGTTATTATTTTGAAGTATATCAAAGTTAACTTTGTTTGTTTTATGTTTTATAATACAATATCTTTTTAACAACTCTACTTCATCGTTAGACAAAACATTTTCAATTTTTTTATATAAATTATCTTTATCAATCATACAGTCCAAGATACTATTGAATATCGTATCCCCTTTGTAACTGGTGTAACACAATGTGGAAATAAAAAATTACTTGGCCAAACAATTAAAGTATTTTGTTTTTTTTCTACACTGTATTCTTTATTGTTTACTATATCCTTAAACATTAAATTTCCGCCTTCATAGTCATCGTTAATAAAATAAATCATTGATAAAGTTCGGTTACAATTTTTTCCAGAATCTACATGAAAATTATAATGTCCAGAATTTTCGTATTTTAAAAAATTTATATTTAAAATAGTATTGGCATAATTAGGTAATTTTCTTTTTGAAAAATATTCTTGATTAGCTTGCATAAAACTTGATCCTAAAAAATTTATCCAATGCCATTCAGTTAAAGATTCAGTGTCTAAAGTCAAACATTTATCTTGAACATCTCTTATCTGTTTGTCCAGTTTTTCCTCATCCTCATGTCCATATACTGTAGCATCTGTCCAAGAAAAATCTTCCATAAGTTTATTTAAAGTTTTAGGTATTCCTTCTGGAAAAACATTTTCATGTATGTCTATAAAATTTTTTAACTCCATTTAATTTTGTTCCAAAAATTTGTTTTATAATTATTAAGTATATTTAATAAATTAAATTTTTCTAATTTACTGGTCATTTTTTGATTTTTAAAATAATTGATTTCCATCTTCCAACTTTCTTTTTTAAAAGGAATAATTTGAACGTAAGGAGTGCCTCTTTTTAAAATTGTATTTATAGTTTTTTCAGATTCTGTCTTCACTATAAATGGAAAATTAACTGGTATTGAATAACTGTCAGTGTCAACAATTCCAGGTATAATTTCAAAAACATCATGCTCATTATTTAAGGGTGGTAAAAATAAACAAGAGTAACCAGGAGGGGTTTTTATTATCCACGGATTTTGAATTTTATGTACAAACATATCACCATTTTTTTTTAAAAGTGGGCTACCAGATAATTGATTAGTAGTATGCCCTATATTAGCCGTAGTATTTAAATTTACATTATAGTAACCTAATGTAGTACCCCTAGATGCTAAAGCTGGTAGGTTTAATGTGGTTTTTGGATTGCCTTCTTCATCTACATAATTATGTTTTATATAAATATCTTGATCTAATTTTAACAAATAACCTGTGGTTAAAGTATCTAAAAAAGGCATACAACCTTTTACAGTTCTAGTCTCAATACTATGGGTTAATTTTTTAAACCATTCTGGTATATTTAATTTAATAGGAACAGGTTTTTCTATATCAATTTCTTTACATATTTCTTGCGTAGAAAAAGTAATCTTTTTTTCAAACATTCAACATGTTTATTTAAAATTAAGGAATTTGTAAAGGACTTAAAAAAGGTATGTTGTTATCACTAAAGTATTTATTTAAATAAACATTAACTGGAAAAGTTATAGTTGATATATCAAATGTATTATTTAAGTAATTTAAGTAATTTTTAGCATCTGTTTTTAATTGTGAGTCTGGATGTCCATTAATAAAAGCAGTTAATTTATTTTTTATTTCATTTATATACAATTCATAATTTTCTTGAGATTCAGTTCTTTCTCCTGAAGCATCTTCATAAACTACATTTACACCGTCTGTGCTGACTATAAATTGTTCATGATTTTTTAATTTTAAAAAATCATCATCACTTATTTGAATAAAATTATAGGAGTTTAGAAAATTTTCCCATACAGATTTATGAATATCATTTTCAACTATACCAACTGCAAAGTTTGCACTATCAATAACAACATATTTAGCCATAAATAACTCCTAATAATTATACCGCATCGTTAGCAAAAATTACTAGTCCCCCTGGTTGTCCAGAGTTACCAGCATTATTAGAATTACCTGCATTGCCACCCGATCCTTGGCTTCCAGGTAATCCAAAAACTGCTCTAAAACTATTCATACTAAGATTTTGAGTTCCTGATGCAGTACTATTTATATCTGTGCCAGGTGAAGTACGATTTACTCCTGGACCACCGCCTGGACCACCGCCACCACCATTAATAGAAAAAATATTTTGTAAAGATGTGTTTCCTCCAGTACCACCAGGATTTCCATTATTGAATGGACCTCCTGCACCACCAGGACCACCATTTCCTATAGCATAAGGAATCCCTGTAGAGCCAGATTTAGATGCTTCAAACAAACCAAAAATATTATTACCCCCTCTGCCACCTGAACTACCAGCACCCCCTTGGCCACCGCCACCACCAGCACCACCAGCATATGCAGTGACGTAATTAGAATTAGCAGGTGTTGTATAAGTTCCAGAACCAGGACTTGCAGAAATAAATCTAATTACGTTTCCGCCCCCACCGGCAGATCCTGAGGATGCTGAAGTAATTCTTCCTTGTGCATCGACAGTAATTGTTGCTGATGTGTAGTTACCAGCAGCGACTGCAGTGTTAGCAAGTTTATCTGCTGTTACAGCGTCATTCGCTATCTGGGTAGTTCCAACTTCATTTGCATCAATAGCGCCATTGTCTATGATTGTATTTCCACTTGAAATAATAGCCATAAATTTCTCCTAAATTTTTTCTAGTTTTAATCTAAATTTTTCATTAGATTTATTATTGATTAAGTATATATCGTCCGAACCTTCCTGTAAAGTCCAGCTCCCTTTTGTACCATCTACAATATTACCCTCTTTTTTATGCTCATTATTAAGATGTAAATCCCCTGTATAAATGTTTTGCCAGACATTTCCTAAAGCACCTAAATCGTACGTGTCGTTTGCACCAGGTAATATGTTACCTGTAGCTGTAATTTGACCAGTGGCAATAACCCCTAAATTTGAAGTTACATCAATGATGTTTGTTCCGTTACTATAAACTATTTTGATTCCTTTATCAGTAGTAGAAAAAGTAGGTCCTGTACCGCTAGCAGTTTTAAATTCTACTGTAAAAGCACCTGTAGTATTATTATAAACTATATAAGATTTTTCTATACCATCTGGCACTGTAACAATTTGATTTCCAGTAATAGTTCCAGATAATTCTATAATTAAATTTCTTGCATCTGAAGATGTTGTAGATCCATCAGCTATCAATAGTGCAGTAGTTTGAGCACCTCCTGCAATAGATTTATTTACGTAACCTTGCATTTGGTTAATTATTTCTAAATTTGTATTTGTTTTTGTTCCCCAAGTGCCAGCATTAGCACCAGTGACCATTAGTTCTATCCCAAGATCAGTATATGTTGATGTCATGTTGTTATTATATCCTCTCTAAGCTGCTAGATCAACCTCAGTCCAAACGTTAGATACACCTGGGTCTATTTCCGCCCAAGCTGTAATATTAGGATTTCCTGTATTTGTTTGTAACTGAATTCCAGTAACATCTATATTGGCAGTTCCTGTTACTGTAACGGATCCAACAGACGTAGCCATTTGAACACCCGTGACCTCAGCTACAATTACAGCATCTACTGTTCCAATTGAACTTGTTAATTGAATACCTGTTAATTCAACGTTAGCGTCTGCTGTAGGAGTTTCTTCTCCCATAGACATAGTTAATTCTTGACCAGTAACTTCAACAGTCACATCTGTAAATGCAAACTCATCCCCTAATGTTAAAGTTAATTGCTGTCCTGTAACAGCTACACTACCATTAATTGTGAAAGACACATCACCAACAGAACCTGTTAATTGTGATCCTGTTACAGAAACATCAGCATTTGCCGTTGTAGTTACTGAACCAATCGATGTAATTATATCGTGCTCTGTAACTATAACGCTTACATTACCATCAGCAGAAACAGAATAAGTTCCAAGTGAAATGTTTGCTTGTGATCCTGTTACATCTATAT